ACGTAATAGCTAGAATAGGAGAACAAATATGGCAATATCACGATCACAACTAGTTAAAGAACTAGAGCCAGGTTTGAACGCACTGTTCGGCTTGGAATACAAAAGGTATGAAAATCAGCACGCTGAGATTTATACCGCTGAAAACAGTGACAGAGCTTTCGAAGAGGAAGTAATGTTATCTGGTTTCGGAAACGCACAAGTAAAAGGTGAAGGTGCTGGAGTATCATTTGATGATGCACAAGAGACTTACACTGCAAGATACACTCACGAGACTGTAGCTTTAGCGTTTGCTATCACAGAAGAAGCTATCGAAGATAACCTCTACGATAGATTAGCTTCTAGATATACAAAAGCTTTAGCAAGATCTATGAGTAATGCTAAGCAAGTGAAAGCTGTTGAGTTATTAATCAATGGTCTACCTTCAACTGGTACATTTAAGTCTGGTGACGGAGTAGCATTATTTTCTACTGCGCACACTACTCTTACAGGTCCAGACGTTGCTAACACTTTAGCAACACAAGCGGATCTTAATGAGACGTCTTTAGAGCAGTCAATGATTGAC